CCTGTACTCCATGGCTAGGTATGTACTCGACCTGTCTGCGATATACTGGTTCTGGTTTCCAAGTATCAACCTTCTTGGACTTCTTGACGATACCCCGACACCTATCGACATATTCCTGTAGAGTGAGGGGTTTGAGATGCATACTTTTGAGGAACTTATTGTGTTTCCTCCACTCAGTCTCATATTTCTGGGGATTGACCTTTTTCTTGCGTCTACTGTATCGAATAGTCGTATAATACGCTGGTAAAAGTGGCATAGGTATACCTCTCACTAATTAAAGATATATTATCCTATATTTTGGGGGGTATTGTCAAGTACCTAGTAAGTGATTGATTTACTTACGTTTTTTCTTACGAAGTTCGTTTGCGATCCAAGCTTTACCTCTGTGGTTCTGAACTTTTTTGTTTGCGAGTTTTCTAACTCTTTTGAATATTTGCATCATCATATCCTCATCAGCATCGTTATTATCAAGAATGATAAAATTATTTCCAAAAAAGTTTTGAAACTTACCGATGTTGGCTTGGGTTGCTTTCCAACTGTTTACAACGATTGGTGTGGGAACACTACGGGCACGTTTTGCATTTCTCTCAAGTGCAACGTCTATAGAGGTATTCACGAATATCATGTGATTGTCGTATCCAAGAAACTCTAACATACTAGCTTGCTTAGTAATCTTATCATACTCTCTACCAGTTCCATCTATGATGAGACCCAACCGACCCTGAATATAATTCATTTGTCTCTTTGCAGTAATCTCTTTTGCACGAGCTCTTACTGCCGCTCTGGGTTCCTCTTCCTCTGGGGGCATCTTCAGAGATAGCCCTGCATCTTTGAGAAGTTTCTCAAATGCATTGTCACTGTTTACGATTTTCATACCTAGACCACCAGTGGTTCGTTTTACAACGTAAGACTTACCACTACCTGGCCCGCCTGCAAGGAAGAACGCTTTTAGTATGTTGGGGTCATAGACCCCCTCTTGCAAATCTTGGAATGTTAACATTCTGTTTCTCTATAGATTTTTCTTGTTCGATACTTCTGAGTAAGTATTTATCATTTGCTGTCAATGGTTCAATTCGTCTTGGTTGCGTTAGAAAATTCATTTTCTCTAATCGTTTTTTTTGTTTAGTAGTCATAATTGTTCCTCTCTTTAATGAATAAACATAACAAAATTTTCTATAGATTGTACCTCCTTTTATATTACGTTTTTAGACACCACACCTCTGGATCGTTTTCTTGGTTCTCTAGCTGCGGTGTTCTGTTCTAATTCTTGTTCGTATCCGTCCTTAGAAACGGTCATTGCGATGGTGTGCTCTTTCTTTGGTGCAAAACTAAAATTGTGACTCAGTTGTGTGATTAAATATTTACCAGTGTAATAAGGATCAGATGAACCGCCATGAGGTTCACCAGCAACATTAAAGTCAACCTCCACTGTTTGACCAACTGCGATATTAGACGTTCCATGAACTTCTAAAACCATAATCACACCCCTCTGTAATTCTACAAACTTAGATTGCCTGGCCAACAATGAGTTTTCAACTCTATTAGGACTATATAGTGATTTTATGTTTCCACCTCTTGATGCAGAATTATCTATCGAATAATATTGTGCATCTCTTTCATTGTCTTTTGAAGTGGGGTGAAGATGTCTTTTGCTGTTTGGAAAGTCTGCAACTGTGTTTCTAAATTCATCTATCTCGTTTGAGTTGTATATTGGATTATCGCTTATCCTGTTAAAATCTCTAAAATTATCAAAATAATTAAATCTAGTTACTGAATAACTTTTACTGTAAATATTGTAAGAGATAAAAGTAGAACCAAGCAAACCTTGATCCACACTATCCAACATATCATTGGATGATATTATTTGACTGGATATTGGTCTACCATATTCTTCTATTACGTTTGGTATTGTTGTGCCACCTCTATCTGTTTGGTGGAAAAAATCACCAGTGTTATATTTTGCAACTATCGGTTGTGAGTATAAACTATCCAAACTTCTAAAATGAAAACCATCTTTATTTTCATAAAACATAAAATAAGGTGAACCATGCTCTAGTGATATCGCTTCGGTTGCAAGTTTTTTTATTAGTGTAAAAGGAACGTCTGAGGGTGCGACTATTTTTCTTACTCCGACCGTCCCCTCTATAAATAAATCTTTTTTTGTGTTTAGATAGTTCTCATTTTGTAAGACATCTTGGACTATATCATTTATCGAATTGGTATAACTTTTTGATACCCTGACCCTACTGTTTAAAAGTCTCTCTCCAGATGCAAAGTGTAGTATTAATACCTCAGCTTTACCATCAATAATTCTATTGTCTACTTTGTAAATGTTAAAAACATTTTCTGTAAAATCAATAATATCTTCTTTAAGTGTCCCTCTAACTGATGATGTTTTAATTTTAAACGATAAAAATTCTTGACCTATGATTGGTAAATTTTTCACAATGCTGTTTGTGTCAAGTATGCTTATCACTCCTGTCATGGATTGTTTATACATACTTTCAAAAATGGTGATTGTTTGTACTAGTCCCTCTAAAGGGATTACATTACCAGATGAGGAAAATATCTTGGCATCACTAATGGTAAACTCACCAGCGTATTGTATTCCATCTGCAGCCATTAGATAATGGATTCTCCCATCCTACTCTCAAACTCACTCACAAATAAACCAATAAATGCTGGATCTAATAATCTTATTCTTCTTCTGTCATCCTGTAATCTCTGTTCGTATTCAAAATTTGTGACCGCAGTTGCAGTCGCAGCTATCACTAATGAACCATCTGGATTTGTGTCCACATCATTCTCAACCCATATTTTTTTTGTGGTGTCACCAGAACTTTGTGTTACCTCGTAGTGGTGTATACCATTAGGATCATCATACTTGTCCTCAACATATTGTCTAAACTGAATAAAATTCATTGGCCATTGATGATATCTGTCGGTGATATCATTTATCATCAATACGACATAATGTAACTCTGAATCACCATACAACTTGTCTGCGATCATCTCTGGTGTCTCACCCTCTTTCACATCGTAGGTATCAAAGATAGACACGTTTTCCTTTACCTTTGCTCGCAGACGAACCCTACGCAAAAGATTTGTAACCTCCTTGAAGTTATAATTTCCAACAGAATCGTATGGTATGATAGGAAATGCAGAAAAGAAAGACATAATTAGAAACCCTCTGCAGCTCTTTGTCTGGTGATAAGTTCCATTTCCTTGAAGTTTAACGTCATCGTTGTTTCCACTGGAGGCGCACCTCTTGAGTTTCCGTCAAACGCTTTGAATCTATCTCCACCATAACTCACGTTCATACTTTCTAAAACACAAGTAGATATTTTGTGAAGATATTCATTCTCTTTTCCAATGTACATATATTTAATGTCAAACGTATTTGGTATCTTTAGATTTTTACCTGTGAAACCATCAGACGCTGTTTCCAATCCTTCTGGTAACATATTCAACTTAAATGCATCAACGATGTTTTTTATCTCATTTGCTTCTAGTTCACTCTTTGGTATCATTTTAAATGTATATTGAAATCCTCTTTTGGGTAAACCCTTGAACATTAACTCCATACGGTTTGTCATAATAAATCCCTGTTCCAGTTCAAAGACTTCCCTCGCACCCTGTAAACCAGGCACCGCACCTACCGCACCAAGAGCAGCCTTTTTCAAACCCTCTGCCACATCTTTTTGAACCTCATCACTGAGAGCAGCACCCACAAAACCCCTCGCACCCCCACTAATTGCAGCCTTTATAGTTTTTTGAGCAGCGACCGCACCAGAACCCACCTCAGTATCAGTGTAGTTTGCGGTGTAACTGACATTCAAGGTTGGTGGCATATACAATGCGATTGCGGTATCTAATCTTGTTGTTGGGGGTCTTACAACTCTTGCGGTGTTGTTTGATTGTTCTAGGTTCGACTTTCCTCTCCCTCGTAAATCATTTGGATTAATTGTTGATTCACCTACACTTTGACTGAAACCATCTATCAAACTATCAAGACCTAATTTGTTTGTTATTTTTTGAAACTCTTGACCAACTCCACTTGATGAAATCGTGTCTGTTGCAACATTGATAAAGTCTGATATACCTTGCTCTGCTTTCTGTTTTAAAAGATTTGAAAAACCTCTACCAGAAGCTTGCCTCCTACCAAATGATATTTTTGCGTTTTGTTGTTCATTGATAAAAAATATCATGTAGTGACCATGATTACCCAACCCCTGATCTGGGTTAGTTACATCAAGTGGAAAGGTAAATGCTTTTGGATCGAGAGATGGTCTCCTTGCATCATTGTTTGTCGGTTCACCACGATTAAGTGCAGAACCGATGACGCCTGGCAAATTCCCTAAAGTTTTTTGTAATCCCTGATTTGCGATTGATACCGCTTGACCTTTTACGATGTCGATAAATGCTGGCATATAAATAATCCTATTAGTTTAAGTATTTATACAACATGGCGTACAGTGGAATATATAAACCAGTAAATCCTCAAAAATATCGAGGTAATCCTAATCAAGTAGTCTATCGTTCTCTGTGGGAACGTAAACTTATGGTGTACTGTGATCATAATGATGCGGTTCTTGAATGGGGTAGTGAAGAGGTCATCATACCGTACATATCGCCTTGGGACGGTAAAATACATCGTTACTTTCCAGACTTTTATATGAAGGTGAAACAGTCTGATGGGTCAAAGAAAAAGTTTATTATTGAGGTCAAACCAAAAGCACAATGCAAACCACCAATCAAGAATCCTAAAAGAAGAACTACAATGTGGCTAAAAGAGGTTCAAACATGGGGTGTCAATCAAGCAAAGTGGAAATCTGCAACCGAATATTGTAACGATCAGGGTATGGAGTTTAAAATATTAACTGAAGATCATCTCAACCCCAAGTATAAATAATCATATGGCAACAGAATTTATACAAAAAGTAATTGAAGCAACTGGTGGTAAAGATCGCTCAGTCTCTTGGTTTCAAAACAAAATAAAAGAGTTTGGTTCTCCGACATCTGCACAGCTCATTCGTGAGGGAAAGAGAAGGTCAACACCTTTCTTTGGAAAACTAAATATGTTTTTCTACTCACCAAAATACAAAGACAAACTACCTTACTACGATAGGTTTCCTCTGGTATTACCACTAGAAAGTTTCAGAGGTGGATTTCTGGGTATCAATTTACATTACTTACCGATACCACTTAGAACCAGACTACTTGACAGATTATATGAGTTCAGTAGTAACGACAAGTTTGATAGCACAACAAGACTAACAGCCACATATAACACCGTAAAAAATATATCACTGGTAAAACCCACACTCAAAAAATATTTGTACAACTTTGTAGAGACACAATATCGTAGAATAGATGCAGATGAATTTGTTGTTGCAACCTTGTTACCTGTTCAAAGATTTACAAAAGCGACCAGTAGAAAAGTCTGGAGAGATTCTAGGAGTATGGTCTAATGTCAGATAGATTTAACTTAGGTAGTTTTATTGAATCAGCTGCATATGCAGCTCTTGATGAGATTTTTGCAGAGGTTCGTAGCGATGATGGTTTTGCAAGACCATCACGTTATGAGGTATTTTTCTTTCCACCAGTATCTAGAAGTCAAACCAATATTTTTGCACAAGTCATGGGTCAAACCGTTGCAGATCAAACCGCAAGAAAAACCGCATTGCGTTGTGAATCCTTTGAATTTCCTGGCCGTAACTTGGACTCTGCACCTGACACAAACATTTATGGGCCCGAAAGGGAAATTGTTCAAGGTTACTCTTACGGTGATGTAACTGCGGTATTTCAATGTTCATCTGATATGAAAGAGAAAAGATTCTTTGAAACATGGCAACGACTTGCATACAATCCTCAGACTTGGAGTATGCAATACTATAACGATTATACTGGTTCAATAAAAATATTCCAGTTAGACGAAACAGACAGACAAAGATATGGTGTTGAATTGGTTGAATGTTTTCCAAAAACGGTAGCTGCACAACCAATAGCATACGCATCAGTAAACGAGATACAAAAAGTATCGGTCACATTTGCATACCGATACTGGAAAGATTTAGTTGATGAGGCTGACTTACCCAAACCACTAACACAAAGGGTTGCTGAAGCAGTGTTAAATACTGTAGAGAGTAATATAGTATCACAGATACCTAAAGTGTTAAGGAAATTATAAGGATGAAACATTATGGCATTACCAAAACTAGATACGCCAACCTATAGGTTGACGATACCTTCAACAAGGGAGGAGATACAATATAGACCATTTTTAGTTAAAGAACAAAAACTGTTAATGATGGCTCAAGAAAGTGAGGACGAACAACAAATTATAGATACGGTAGGTAAGTTAGTTAGTTCATGCACTTTTGATAAAATTGATTCAGACAATTCACCACTGTTTGACATTGAATATGTTTTTTTAAAAATAAGAGGAAAATCTGTCGGAGAAAAAATAAAATTAAATCTGACTTGTCCTGATGATGGAAAGACCACTGTTGAGGCTGAAGTTAATCTTGAAGATATATCAGTTCAAATGACAGTTGACCACACAAACCAAATACAAATAACAGATACAGTAAAATTATTTTTAAAATACCCATTGTTAAAAGATATGAAATCAGTTGCATCAGATGGTAGTCAAGTTGAACAGGTGTTTGAAGTTTTAACTCAGTGCATACATGAGATCCATTTTGGGGATCAGATTTT